TATAACGGTCAGCACAGAGGTGGGGGGTCTAGTATTACCCCCCACCTCTGTGCACTTAACTTGAAGTTAAGTGGAACTGTTTCCGCCGAGCGCAGCGAGGTGGAAAGAGGATGTGGCATTGGATAAATAACAATGCATTAATTAACTCGTGACAGAGCGGAGTCAGCGCGGCGCTAGCCGCGATGACGGAGCGACGGGGGGGCCCAGGGGGGGCGTAGCCCCCCCGGCGGGGTCACGAGGGGCGGAGCCCCTCGTCGTTTCATTACTGTGTCTCATCTATTCGATGCTTCGGGGAAAGAGTGCATAATCAAACTAGCCTCATTAAAACCCGAACCGATGTGCGGAAGTGTTTCCGCCGAGCGCAGCGAGGTGGAAAGACGATGTTGGGTACAACATTAATGCACGCACTTGAAAGAGATGTTCATCTTGACGACGAGGTCGTACAGGACGCTGGTCTGGCTGGAGTTTTCAATCGTGAACCGCATACCGCGGTGCGACACATCTCCGGTAGTGCAGTCAATCCACGGGTTGGATCCGGACTGCTGAGAGATCACGCTCGTCCCCGCCGAAGTTTGCTGGAGCAAGTTTACCTTCGGCTTGAAACTGCGGTAATGCGTCTGCAGTCCCCGGGTGAACTTGGCTCCCGGGTATTCCATCATTTGCGACGTCGATACCGGAGTCGCACTCGAGTCGTAATCGATTACACTCGTTAGGATACCCACGTTCGGGTTGATTACCCCGATGTATGTCCCGCTCGTCGTGCTGGGGACTGGTGCGTTGCTGTTCAGCTTGGGGATCAGGTAGACCTTTACCGAGTTGATGCGGTACTGGTCGAACACTCCCGCCAGCGTGTTGTAGTCCGAAATGTAGATCGCGCGGAAGTCCACGACGTATCCGTTCGTTCCCGACGTGTTGTCGCTGATCGCGAAGTTTTCGTTCATGTACGTCTTCGTAATGGTCAGCATTTCGCGAGGCCGCGGCGACGTTTTCTTCCAGCTCAGCCGGCGGCGTCCCCGGGAGCCGATGATTTTCTTCCCTCCCTTCGCTCCGCGAGCGATGCGGCGACGTTTGTAGGCGCGTTCCATGTTGTACTTGGAAAATACAGCGGAAAAAACAGAATGTTTTATCGAATATTGTCGAAATCATTTTACACGCCGCGTTCTGCGGACCGAAGACTTCGACCAAAAAATTTTCTGACTTCGGTCCCGTGTTTTTGTCGAAATCGTGTCAATTCATCAATTTTTGATTTCCACGGTGAAACATTTATAAAATGGATGTAAACGCTGCTAACAACATCGCTCTCGCGATTGGTAAGTATTTCTATACGAATATCAAGCATCTCATATGTGAATAAGAGTGCGCACTTACTCCCGTGTTCCGTATGACCGTTTTTCCTTGCAGCCACCCCCAAGCGTCCCTGTGACATCCGGTCTCGCGGATGGATCTACACCCTCAACAACCCACTTGAGCACGAGTACGACACCTTCCGACCTGGCGAGTATGGTCAGCATCAACTCGAGGAAGGTGACAAGGGTACTCCTCATTTGCAGGGGTTCTGTTACTTCTCGCAGCCGAAGACCTTCGCTACGATGAAGAAGATTCATCCTCGTGCCCATTGGATGGTCATGAACGGTACCATCGACGAGAACCTCGTGTATACGTCGAAGGAAACCGGTCGTATCAAGCCCCCGGTTTCGTGGGGCGAGAAACCTCGTCAGGGTAAGCGGAGTGATCTCCATGACGCTGCCGACATCCTGCGGTCTACTGGTGGCCCTGTCCACAAGAAGCTCCGCGCCGTCGCTGAAGCGAACCCCGCTGCATTCATCAAGTACCATCGCGGTTTTGCCGCCCTCGCCGCCATCACCTCCGAAGTGGAACCTGAAGGTAAGCCTGCCGTGTGGCGTGATTGGCAGCAGTGGCTGCTCGAGTACCTCCAACGGCCTGCCGATGATCGTCACATCCTTTGGGTGTACGACCCCTCTGGTCGGAAGGGTAAGAGCACTCTCGTGCGCTACCTTACTACCAACCACCCCGATGACTACGCGAGTCTGAAGGGTAAGGTTGCCGACATGGCGTACGCGTACAACTCCGAGCGTGTCGTGTTCTTCGACGTGCCTCGCACGCAGCTCGAGCACATGGATCATCTCTATGCGTTCGCCGAGGAGCTGAAGAACGGCAGTGTATTCTCTACGAAGTACGAGAGTCGCCGCAAGGTGTTCAAGTCCCCTCACGTCGTGTTCTTCGCGAATGCGATGCCGGCTGCCGGCAAGTGGTCTAACGATCGTGTCATCCTCGTGAATCTCGAACCCTTTACCCCCGAAACGATCCCCGTGCCCCCGTTCCATCCTCCCGCTCTCCCGCATACAGATACTGATAGCGATAGCGACGACGCGTCTGACGACGAGTCCGTGTACAACGCTGAAACCCAGCGCGAGTTTCATTTCGGGGGTTAGGGTCGATATTACCGATTGTATAGTCTCATGTAAAGTATAGTTCAGCATATAGGGTTAGGTTTAAGGTCCGCAGCCAGCGCGGCGAAGCCGCGGTGGCGAGGAGTTAGGGTTATGGTAAGGGTTTGGGGCCCCAGCACTTTAGTGCTGGGGTGATACTGTATGTTAAAAAAACCGTTATAACGGTCAGCACAGAGGTGGGGGGTCTAGTATTACCCCCCACCTCTGTGCACTTAACTTGAAGTTAAGTGGAACTGTTTCCGCCGAGCGCAGCGAGGTGGAAAGAGGATGTGGCATTG